ATGCCGAACGTGCCAAATCGGTTCCGTACTTTAGGACAGTAAAGTAGTGATGTAAAATGTTCATGATTTGTTAACATATGTGCACGCCATTGTGGTATAATATGGGTAGAAAGAAACACCAAATGTAAAGGAGTATGAACCATGAAACGTGATGAAGTAAGCACGAAAAGATTACTTTACGCAAAGTACAGATACGAGCATTGTGATGGAGATTGTAGCAGCTGCCCTTGTTACACTGATGATTATCCTGATTATTGCTGTTATGATTCATACGAAGCAATAATAGCAGAACTTGAAAGGCGGGAGAGTAACATTGAAAATAGTTAAACTGCCAGTTGAATACATCCGCTTTCTGACCGAAGAAAATCATGTAATATACGGACGCTATGAATACTGGATGTTTCTTAAATCGTATAACGGCTTTGGCTGGAGTGTCGGGTACATGCGTCGTAATATCAAAACCGGAGACACAGAAGAGGTGAAAATCGTATGACATTGAAAGACTATCACAAGTTCACTTTAGGCACGTCCGACCACCTGACCCGCTGCCGTGTGCTGTGGGGCGGGGGTGAAATCCTGAACGACTATTTTAGTCATTTGGACGATATCGGGCAGAACATTAAAATCCGTTCGGCTCGATACGATGAAAAAGCACGATATTTTGACCGCGTATGCGACAGACAAGGGCTTTGTTGAATACCGCAATGAGTTAAGACGCCGCCAGAAGCAGGAAGGGAGATATAAGAAGTATGACCACAAGAAATAATGCGGCATTTAAAGTATGTCACATATACGTCTATCATAGCAATAAAGGTTCGTGGAGCGCGGGGAGCTGTGTTTATGTAAACCCTTGTGAAATTCGCAAGTTTTATGATTGCATTCGCGTATGTCTGTTAGGGAGTGCAGATTGCGTGTTGACGGAAACAACGGACGGGTTTAGAATTGAGGTGTTCAAATAATATGGCAAGAAGCGCTAAACATCTTCCAAAATACGCCCCGCAGACGTGGAGCTACTACAGTCCCAATGCTACAGACCCGAACCAGCTCACAAGTGCGGAGCTGGTGAAGGTCATACGCAAGGCTGCAAAAGCGGCGAACCAACGATTACGCGCTCTGGAAAAGAGCGACGTTATTAACACGGCAAAGACTGGTGCTTATAAGTACGCAGAAAGTCAAATGCCGGGCAAAATCAAGCCCCGTTTTAACGAGCGGCCCAAAGAGAGCACTGCCCGAACGACGCTAAAGCAGCAGTATTTGCAGTTGCGTGAGTTTATGACCATGAAATCAAGCACTGTAACCGGTGTTCGAGCTATCAGGGATGCACGCTATCAGACCGCCGTGCAGCGCGGGTTTAAGGGAACCCAAGAACAATGGGACATGGCTGTCCAGAAGTTTTTCACCAAGGCTGCAGAAAAATTGTTTGACAGTGATAAAATTTATGATGCCATTACCGGCAATAATTCGGATGTGCTGGAAGATATCATAACGGCAGACCGGGATGACCAAACGACAAAAGGTCAAGCGCTGCTAGACTATATAAGGAGAATCACATAAAATGAGAGAATCGCAGGGCGTGCTTGTTAGCGAATGTTTAGCTGAATATTTGCCGCGCCTTGTGTGTCCGCAAAAAGTCAAGCGTACCAAAGGGCGCAAATATATGTCCAGTTATCTTGACACAACAGCAACATTTGACATTGAAACCACGAACACAGACACAGACGGTTTTGCCTATAGCTGGCAAACCTGTATTGGGGGCGTGGTCATTGTTCCTAGGTATTTTGAGGACTGGGCCGAAATGCTGGAAACTCTGGTGGATAAATGGGGGGTTAATGATAAGAACCGGCTTGTGCTGTATGTGCATAATCTGGGTTATGAGCATCAATATATTATGCAGCTGCTAACGGCCCGTTGGGGTCTGGCTGATAGCTTGTATACGAAAAGCCGCAAGCCCCTTTATTTGCGTTTTGATAACGGTGTTGAGTTTCGGGATAGTTTCAAGCTGTTCCAAAAGAGCCTTGCCAGAGCAACCGAAGGTTGCCAGCACGCAAAACTTGCAGGCGACCTTGATTATACGGTATATCGTACTCCTGATACGCCGCTGACAGATACAGAATTTGCGTATTGCGTCAATGATGTGTTGGGTCTGTACGAAGCAATTGAACGTCTGAAAGCCGAACACGGCTATAATCAGGCGACTGTACCATATACTAACACAGGCATGGTCATTGAAGCAGTGCGCAAAGAAATAATGCCCGACCGGCGATGCATGGCAGCTATTAAAGCGCTGCAGCTTGACCGCGAACAGATGGCGCTTGCATATCACTGTATGGCGGGTGGCGACACGCACGGTACGCGTTGGCGTGCCGGGCGCACTTATACCAATTGTAACTCCTACGACTTCAAGAGTGCGCACCCGTCGCAACAATTGTTGTGGAAATTTCCAACCGGTGCGCCTGTAACGCTGCCCGCTGATTTGCTGGAAGAGGATTTGCAGAAATTTATCAAGGCCGGGTATGGCTGGATAGCGAAACTCTGTATCATTAACCCCCGGTGCAAGCCTGAATGCCCTGACCCCTGTATTTCGTTCAGCAAATGCCCCGACGTATCGGGCCTTGATGACCTGGATAACGGGCGAGTGCTGGGAGCCGATGCTCTTTTCTGGTATTGTGATTCAAACGACTACCAGCGTTTTGTTGATGGGTACACCTATGATAAAATAGTTGCAGCGGAAAGCGTGGCGTTTCGGCTGGATTATCTGCCTGATTCTTTCCGCAAAACGATTTACGAAAAGTTCCGCGTAAAAGAATCCGAAAAGGGCAGTCCTGATTATGCCTTTGCGAAAATTTGTGTTAATACCATTTTCGGCGCATGTGCACAGAAAACGGTGCGCGACGAATACGGGTGCGACCCTGACACGTTGGAGTGCACGCACAAAAGCTGGATAATGAACTTGCAGAGTAAAGACGATGCCGAAATTCAGAAATCACAAGAGAAGAAATTTCCTTTCTTGTGGGGTCTGTGGACTGCATCGCTTTCCCGTCTCAAGCTGTGGGATATGCTGAAACGTGTTGGTTGGGAAAAGGTCATTTATTGGGACACGGATAGTTGCAAGTTTGAGGGGGGGAAACAGCCCGCCATTGACGACTACAACGCAGTAATTCGTGCGCAATGCGTGCGGCGTGATTGTGTAGTTGAAAAGAAAGACGGAAGTAAAGTCTTTATTGGAGTTGCAGAGGACGAACACCCGCACGACCGGTACGGAATGCAGGCTTTCCGGTTCCTGCATGCAAAGTGCTATGCTTGTGTCGATGCAGACGGCACGATTGAAAGCACCATTGCGGGAGTGAACAAGAAAGCAGGTGTTAAGGCATTGAATGGCAGCATTGACAACTTGCGGGATGGCCTGTTGATATCCCCCGCAGGCGGTCAATGTCTGGCATACCATGATGAACCAATACGCACCCGCACCGACTTTGCAAAACCTACCGTTTCCGCGTCGTGGGTAGTCATGACCGACCGGGAATACCGGGTATCGGATGACCGTAGCCTTTTAATGGAATGTGAGGTATTAGCATGAGTTTGGAGTATTTAGAAGGATATAGCAATCAAGGGGACACTGCCGACGTGTGGATATTACGAGACGAAGAGGGGAAAATTATTGCTTTTACGATGCAGATTTTCACAAATGTTCATAGTTTGTTAACACATCGAGACGGGAATGTGGTATTATATAATCACAGAAAGGGAACACACCAATACAGACAGACAGAAAGGAACAATACCATGAAGTATTACGATTTGACCAACAAAGAACTTCTGAACGCCTATAACGCAAGCACTGAATATGATGAAGCAATGTGCTGTGAAATTTGTACCCGCGTGGGAATGCATACCGATTACTATTACGCAGACGGTGATAACATCGACCGGGTTATGGAAGAAGCAGTAGAACAGCTGGAAGCATGTTGTTAACAGCCGATACCCCGCGCAAGCGGGGTCTTAATAAACACCAACAGACAGAAAGGAAAAAGCATGGCAAGTATTTCAAAAGTTGAAATTTGGGAAGATATCGCGGGGAACGTTATCGGGCTTGTGTTCGACCCTGCGGGGGAGCTGACGAACGCGGTGCAGAATCTGGGAGCGCAGCAGCCGCTGCCCCGTCCCGCGCTGGTGGAAGCGGCACGGCAGGCTTTCCCGTTCGCCCCCACATATGACCCGCACGCATTCGGGGAGCGGTCTCTGGCAGACCTGTATACATACCTGAAAGCGTACAATCATCACATCGCGGATATTTTCCCGGAAGCACCCACGGCGCTTTATCCGGAACGCGCAACCCCTGCCGGGCTGCAGTTCCTTATTCGCTGGATGTTCTGAAAGGGGGTGAACATATGCAGGAGATCAACAACAAGCTGGCTGCACTGCTTGATACCTTGACGGATTTCTTCCAGAATTTCGTTGACGAACTGGCAGAGGTCAAGACGAACGAGACAACCGCAATTTCTCATCTGCGGACCATCGAGCAGAAGCAGGACACCATGATTGAGCTGCTACGGACTATCGCAGCTAACACCGCAAAGTAAGTTGTTTCATGTGGAACATAAACTGACAGACAGAAAAGGAGTAATATTATGGCATTCGCAAAGAGCAACAATGCATCCTATCAGAAGAAATCCGCAGATTCCCCCCGCGTTACCGTGGAAATGCTGCACAATCTGCATGCCGTCGTGCGCAACGTGCGACAGGTCGCAGACAACTGTCTGACTTTCACGTTGCGTCTGTACGGTATTGACCTGTACAGCATGCGGCTGGTTGAGGGGCAGAAAGGCGCTTTCATCAGCGCCAGTGCACAGAAGGGCAAGGACGGTAAGTATTATGACAACTTCCGTGTCTACTTTGCCGACGATGCCGCAAAGGCCGTTGAGGACGCCGTGCGCAAAGCATACGACACGAACGCGAACGAAGTAGAGGTGTAAATCATGAGCAAGCGCAACAAAGATATTGCGCTTGACCTGTACACCGGCGACGGCTGGGTCAATATCCCGGCCGTCGCCGCTTTAGGTTGTTGGTGCAATATCATTATCGGCAAACGCCAAGTTGGTAAAACGTTCGGCACGCTGAAATATATGCTTGACGAAAACAAGTATTTTCTTTACATGCGCCGCACCGTGAACGAGTTGCAGGCCGTCGCTGCTGACCCGGACTTGAACCCGTTTAACGCCCTGCAGTCTGTGGGCTATGATATCGGCATTCTAAAGGCGGGCAAAATCTCCTATTCAATTGGTGATATTGAATACACGGACGAAGAGGATAAAGACGGACGCAAGAAATGGCATATCGGTAACAAACGTGCTGTTGGCATGGCGCTGCCGTCAATTGCAGGCATTCGCGGCTTTAACGGTAATGTTTTTTCAGACCTTGTTTTTGATGAATTCATACCGGAGCGTATCATTGCAAAACGCAAGGCTGAAGGAGAAGCGCTTTTAAACGCCTATGTTACTGTGTGCGGCAACAGAGAATTGGAAGGAAAGCCGCCCTTGCGCATGTGGCTTTTAGCGAATGCGTTCGACATTTCTAGCCCGATTCTTGAACAGCTGGGATGTACCGACCTTGTGGCGAAAATGTCAAGGAGCGGAAAAGAATGGTGTATGACCGATACCGGCGTATTTATTGCCATGCCGCACAGCGACCGTATCAGCGACCGCCGCAAGCAAACCGCCTTGATGAAGCATCTTGCGGGCAAAGGTGACTTTTACAAAATGGCGATGGAAAACCAATTCGTGTATAATAACCTTGAAAACGTGCGCCCCCGTAGCCTGAAAGGCATGACCCCGTTGTTTGCATTCGCTGGGCTGTACGCATACCAGATGGACGAACTTCACTACTATATCTGTGAAAGCCCCCATAGTGGACGGGAGCACTACGGAAGCAGCCCGCAGGCTGCAACGCAGCTGCAGGCCGTGCACCCCGAATTGCGGCCGATGATATGCTTAGGACAAGTTGATTTTTCGTCTGTCCCCGCTCTGCTCAAGACCCGGAACTATCTTGACATTAAGGATTAACGGGTGTATCATAAAAGAGCGGGGGAGCCGCACAAAAGGAACACCCCGGAAGGGTGCGCGGCTGGCTTTTCCTTTTCCATGCCCCCGCGTTTCTGAGTGTTCCGGCAGGCGCATACCGAATGAACAGGTTTCAAGAGGTCAATAGTAGTCGGAACATTCAGAAACAAGAAAGGGGGTGAATCCATGGTAAAGGTATATTACATGAGTGTGGACGGCAATATCCGGCTGTCTGAGCATTTCAGGCTTGCAGAGTTTCAGTGCAAGGATGGACAGGACTTTGTGGCAGTCGATTCCCGTCTTGTGGAGCTGCTGGAAAACATCCGCAAAGTGTGCGGCGACGCTGTGCACATCAACAGCGGATTCCGCACCGCAAGTTGGAACCGGCAGCAGAAAGGCAGCGCACCCCACAGCAAGCACCTTTATGGGCTGGCTGCTGATATCTGGGTCGGTCACTACGACAAAAACCGCCAGCCCGTCCGAACAAAGACCCCCGCCGAAGTCGCCGCAATTGCTGAGATTTTCTTAGGGAACAGCGGTGGAGTTGGCATTTACAAGACTTTTACACACGTCGATGTAAGAACCGGCTCCAGCCGGTGGAAAGGATGATTCACATGACTATCAATGACATTCTGGCTCTGGGCAAGATGGGATTCACGGCGCAGCAGGTGCAGCAGATGCTTTCTTTGGAACGTGCACAGCAGGGCCAGCCCATCACGGCCCCGGCACAGAGCGCAGCCCCCGCTGCACAGCAGCCTGTTACCCCGGACCCCATGGCGGCAATGGCGCAGCAGATTGCAGACCTGACCGCCGCCATCAACGCTAAAAGCGTTCCGACCGCTGGCACAGTGGGAAATCCTGCCCCCGTTACCAGCGTGGAAGATATCATTCTGGGGCTGGTGCAGCCTGCCGAAGCGCCTGCAAGCCCCGATTTTAACGCCGTAAAGTAACGGCAGAAAGGAGTAACAAATGGCAAAATCCCGTACTAACATGCCGGAACTGAAAGGCATGAGCGTGTTCCGCCCGACTGACATTTACACCATTGCGAATGCACTGGTGAAGGAAGTTACCGGACAGACCGCCACCATTCAGGCCATCAACACCGCTAGTTTCATTCAGGTTGGACAGATGTGCCTTGACCAGAGCATGGAAGGGACCCTGCAGGCGCTTTCTAACATGATTGCGCGTACGGTCATTTCCAGCCGTTCCTATGCAGGCCGGTTTACCAGCATCGAGACCGACCGGCAGGAGTGGGGGCTGTTCGTCCGTGAAATCGCTTTCTTCTCTGGTGATTTTGATGAATCTAAGTTCATCAACACCGCGCAGAATGCCGATGTTTTGGTGGACGGTAACAGCGTGGATATGTACAAAATCAAGAAGCGCTATCCGCTTGAAATGTTCTACGGTGGGCAGAAGGTTCTAAACCAGCGTTACACCACTTTCAGAAACCAGCTCAAGACCGCGTTCACCAATGAAAGCGAGTTCAGCGCGTTTCTTGCGGCAATGACTACCGAAATCGCAAACGACATTGCCCGCTGGAAAACCGCAGAGAACAGGGCGCAGGTCATTAACTTCATGGGTGCGCTGTACAACTCTGACCGCCCTGAATGCCATGTGAACCTGACTAAGGCTTTCAACGCGGCCCGCAGTACGACCTACACCACCAAAGAGCTGCTGACCACCCATCTGCAGGAATTCCTGTCGTTCTTTGTGTCGTGGCTGGAAACGACCAGCAGCCTGATGGAGAACAGCAGCACGCTGTATCATCAGACCCCCGTGTGCACCGACGACGGCGGCAACACGCTGCATCTGTTGCGGCACACCCCGAAGAGCGAACAGAAGCTGCTGCTGTATCAGCCCCTTATCAACGACGCGCGGAGCTGGGTCTATCCTGCCATCTTTGGCCCCGGCTACCTGAGTTTCGGCAATTATGAGGGGGTCGATTTCTGGCAGAACATCAACGACAAACCCGCCATTTCCTGCATCCCGTCGCAGTTCGACGTGAACACCGGCAGACAGGTGACGGGTGGTGCGGTCGAACTGTCCTATGTCGTGGGCCTGCTGTACGACCGCAAGGCCATGGCGACTACCTACTATCAGGATAGCGTGTACACTACCCCGTTTAACATTTCCGGTGAATACTACAACACTGAGCATCACTGGAAGATGAACTACACGCAGAACCCCACGCAGAACGCAATCCTGATGTTCATGTCCGACGAACCGTAAAAGGTTCTATTATAACCCCTACAAACTGAATGTACAGGGGCGGCGCACCGCCGCCCCCTGTTTTATTTTAAAGGAAAGTGAGGTTATTATATGGCAAACCATAACGAAGGTATTGAACACGGGTATCATGCGCATTTGGGCAAGGTCTCTAAAAGGGTCAACAGCACAAAGCGCATTGAGTTGTCCGCGCTGCCTGACGAGTTTCCATTTTATATGAAACGGGCCTGCAGCATGGAAACACCTGTGTTTTATGTGAGGTTGAACAGCCTGCACATTTCCCCGCAGTACAACTATTGCTATATTGAAGAAACCCACGCTTATTACTGGATTGAGGATATTACCGCGTTGAACGCCAACAACTGGCAATTTTCTTGTACGATTGATGTATTGGCGACGTTCGCGGACGATATCAAGAAAACAAAAGCGTTTATTGAGTACGGCTTTAACACCGATGCCAGCGGCGCACAATACCGGTTGCAGGATTCCCGACAGGCGGTTGCAATGAAACCCACGGTTGCCACGGTTACTGCTGATATCACGGACGGCAAACTTGGCAATACTACCGGTATCTACATTCTGTCTGCTGTTGGTAAAAGCGGCCTGTTATCTTACAAGATAGACCAGACGCAATTAGAATCTTTATTGACTGCCGTTTCTACGACGTGGGAAGCGACCACAAAAGCCTTTGTCCGGTGGGAGCTGGCTCTGCCTGAGTTTATGAACAAGCTGGTGTTTGGCGATACTGCAACAAGCTGTATTCGCTCCTGTATTTGGCTACCCATTGCACCGGGTGGAGCTGGACGTGGCAAGGAAATTACTTTAGGGCAGTTCAATACAGGGGTTTTTGGCCGTGTTGTCACAAAGGACGATAATCTGACAGTTCACACGGATATCGCTATTCCATGGCCCGCTACCGATTGGAAACGTCTGAATTGCCAGATTCAGCTGTATATCCCGATGGTTGGCGTTGTTGGCATTCCGGTTGACCAGTGCAATAACGCTGCAACCGTTGGTGTTGACTGGTGCATGACCTATCTTGACGGAAGTGTTTCAATTAGGGTAACCGCCGGTAACTATAGCTGTTATGTTGGGTCTACCAATATTTCCAGCGTGTACGGTATCGGCACATCTAACATTGACCCCGTGAAAGCGGTTTCCGGCTCTATTGCTGCCGTCGGTTCTGCACTACAGTTTGGCGGGGGCGTCGGCTCGACAATGGGGCCGTTTGGAGCGGTTGCCGGTCTGACTTCTGGTGCAGAGGGCGTCAAGCAGAGCATCCAGCCCATCAATCAGTGCGTCGGTATGACCACAGGTGCAAGCCAAACACTTCTTCCGACGGAAGCGCAGTTGACTTTATTGTACTATCCACCCATTGACGACGCAGGGTATCAAGGTTTGTATGGCTATCCCGTCATGAGGGTTGCGACCCCGGCAAATGGGTATTGTAAAACGCGCGGATTTTCCGTTGCTGCACCTATGGCAACCGGGTCCGAAACCGCATATATTAACGCCGCTATGGACGGCGGAGTGTTTATTGAATAAGAAAGGAAAGGTGATACCATGTATCAGTGCTATCAAGGGAACTATGACACGCAAGCATGCGGCGGATTTCGTCCCCCGTCTCTGAGCACGGATGTTCTCAACTACTGGGAACGTTCGTTTTTCCAGCGCATGCGGGCCTTGTATAAAATCCATGGTCTGCCGGAAGCAGGCCCCCGGCAAATCGGCTGGGACTATGACGCGTTTCTTTACCAGCTGTTGCGTATGGGCTATGCTGTTGTGTTCAACTCCAAAACATATGGCCTTGTGGTGCAGCCGGGTGCGCCTACGGGTTTCGGTCTGCAGTTCCAGCCGCGCGGCATGATGGTACAGACCCCCTTTTTTCAGTTTGACAGACCACTTGAAATCGGCACAGAGTGCGCTGTTATCAAGCTGACCCCCGACTATCGCGGTGTCTGGGATATCATCGAGAAATACGCCGTTGAAATGCAACAGTTAGAAGTATCAATCCGGCAGGCCGTTGTAAACAGCAGATTTGCTTATGCTGCTATTGCCAAAGACGACAAAGACCGCCGCACGCTGGAAACCATTTTCGAACAGCTGGAAAACGGCAAACCCGCCATTGTGGTAAACGGGCAGTTGCAAAAACCCGCTATGAGCAAGACCGACACGCCGTATCAGCTGCCTATCATGCAGTTTGACCGCGATTTGTCGAAAAACTTTATCCTGCCTGACCTGTACGACCTGAGACGCAAGACGCTGCAGGACTTTTACAGGGAGCTGGGAATTCGTGTGCAGCCCGATAAAAAAGAACGGCTTGTGACAAACGAGAGCGCCAGCGCGGACGCTGAGACATACAACCGTAGGGAAGTTTGGAAAATTTCTCTTGACGAATCGGTGAAAGTGTGCAATGATATGTATGGAACACAAATTTCTATCGAAATCAACGAACCGCCAGAGCTGAGAGAGGGGGGTGCAGATAATGCCGATGTATTGGGGGAGCATGACGAACCAGAACAGCACGAACCAAAACAGTGACGCTATCGACCGCGCGTGCCGTCTCCTTTGCAATATCCCGGAAGGCCTCTTCCGTGATTTCCAAGTGCCTGTTGGCATGGATAGAGACCTTGCTATTCATATCATCATGCGGGAGCATGGGCTTGCACCTTTATACCGGCCTGACCCCTATTGGATGGTGGATGCAATCCGGTATTGGGTGCAGGAGAGTATGCCCATCTGGGAAAAGCTCTATAGCACTACACAGCTTAAGTATAACCCCATCTGGAACACTGACGTTCAGGAACGAACTACTGATATCCGCACCACTGACCGCGATACCACGCAGGACAGAACCGCCATCAATCGCGGAAAGAGCGGGCAGACCGTGGGACAGGTGACGACCGGAGACTATCACGAGACCGGCAGCACGGAGCTGCACGACGAAACAGCAGGAACAGGGCACACGGCGACTGAGGGCAAGTCGGTGACTGATGATACCAGCACCACCACGACCGCCAACAAGACGGATGTCGCGGGAACTGATAAAAAGACCACGGAAAGCACAAAAAATCTCGACCAGACCGTGACCCGTGATATTTCCCCCGAAAATGCACCGGACTACCAGCCCGACGACCAGACACACACGGTGGCAGATGAGACTTTTAACAGCACCGAAAACGGGGAGCATAAAGAGACTACCGACTTCACCGGCACATCTTCCACCGTTGCGAATTCGACCACTGTAACAACCGGAACGTCTGACACAGAGACCCACGGGCATGAGGACCAAACCACCGGGAGCCAGACGGACGGCACGACCAAAGGCACGACCGACACGAAAACAAAGGCTCACGATATCCGGCACGAAGATGCTAAAGAGGTGGGCAAAGAAAAAGTCACTGACATGTATAACCATGGCTGGATTAAACAAGGTAACATCGGCGTCACCACCACCCAACAGATGATTGACGCTGAACGTGAAACGGTTCTGTTTGACGTGTACATGGCAATTGCCAATGACTATCATGCAAAGTTCTGTTTGGACGTGTATTAAGGGGGCGGTACAGTGGAAACGATTGTTGCCGCCATTATTACAGGTATCGTAACCCTTGCGGGCGTCCTGATTGCCAACAGCAAATCACAGGCCGTCACAGACGTAAAGATTGAAGAGCTGACCCGGGAAGTCCGCAAACACAATTCCTTTGCTGAAAAAATCCCCGTCATTGAAGAGCAAATTAAAGTCGCAAATCATCGAATAGATGATTTAGAACAGCAATCCAGAAAGGAGATTTAATTATGGATAAGCTGAATATTTCCGCAGGTACCATTGCACGAACTATTATCCTTGCACTGGCTATCATCAATCAGGTCCTCACTGTGACGGGGCATTCCCCCTTGCCCATTGAGGATGAAGCAATCACCCAGCTGGTCTCTGCTGCTTTTACCATCGGTGCCGCCCTGGTGGCGTGGTGGAAGAACAACAGTTTCACCCAGAATGCGCTCAAGGCTGACGCCCTGCTTGCGCAGCTGAACGGCAAACACTAACTGACCGACCCCCCGCGCAAGCGGGGGGATTTATGAAAGGAGTAGCTTATGGCTGACGAAACGAAAAACACCGATATCAGCACCCCGTTTATCTTTCAGACGTCGCCCCCGTATGCAGCACCAGGCGACCATTACCAGTATGACCTGTATTGGCTGGTGAACCAGCTCAAGCAGGCGTTGAGCAACACCGAAACCCTGAGACTGCACGATATCGGGCAGGATTCCCGCCTTGATGGTCTGGATGCCCTGACCGCGCAGCTGAAAGAAGCGACTTGCCAGCTTTTTGCAAAGCTGAAAGCGGGCGACTTCACCAAAGATACGTTTATCGAATGGGTCAACACCAACATGACCGATATCATTTATCAAATGGTGCGCTTTGTGTTCTTTGGCCTTGACGATGACGGGCACTTTGTTGCCTATATCCCTGCAAGCTGGGAGTTTCTGCACCTTGACACCCTGCTTGACCCCGATAAACCGGGGTACGGGCATCTTGTCGTTTACTACTGAGAAAGGAGCCTTTCATTATGGCAAACTGTAACTGCAATGATTTCCCCATTTCGTGCGCACCTCACGCGCCGGGTGGTGACTGCTGCCATCCGCACGGATGCCCCCCGCATCCGTGCCCCCCGCCCCCGTTCAAGGGCGGCACATCTATGTATATCGGTGCGCGGTATGTCCCGATTTTCGCCGACCCCGTGGAATGGGACGACGAACGGGAGTACGAACCGCTGACTATCGTTGTGCATAACGGCGACTGCTACACCTCTAAGTGCTATGTGCCGAAGGGCGCACAGCTGCCCCCATATCCGGAAGGGCAGACGAAGTATTGGGTCAAGACGTCTGACTATAACTCGCAGTTCGCAGACCTCAAGAAAACCGTAACCGACCTGTCCCGGCTGGTTGAGCAGTTCCAGAAGGACAACGAGCATTTCACCGAACTTATCAACGGATGGAACGAGAAGGTTATTCAGTGGGAAAAGGACATGGCGGCATGGGGCGAACGCCTGGATGCCGTTGAATCCAACGTTGCTGACCTGACCGCCAGCCTGAACGCTGAGATTGACCGCGCAAAGGCCGCAGAGGCCGCAAACGCCGCTGCTATTGCGCAGGAGACCGCCGACCGCAAGCAGGCTATTTCTGACCTTGACGCGGCCTATAAGGCGGCAGATGCCGCCGAAGCACAGGCCCGCGCTGACGCAGATACTGCTCTGAGCAACCGCATCACCGCCAACAAGACCGATATCGACGCCATCAAGGCTGAACAGGTCATCCAAAACACCAATATCCGCAACAACGCAAAGAACATTGCTGACAACTCTGCAGAAATCGCAAAGCATGCTGCCCGGCTGACCAGCCTTGAAAGCAATGCGTCGGACTGGGATAATACGTTCCCTGACACGACCATTGCGCAGGAAGTGCAGAAGGAAGAGGCGGCACGCGCCAATGCTGATACGGCCCTGAACGGTCGCTGCGATACTATCGCGGCAGACGTGGAAGAGGTGCGGGACATCGCAAACCATAAGGTGGGCCAGAGCGAATTTAACGCCGCATATGCGGTGACCGTAAAATACAGCGATACGAATAAAAACCTCATCGACACCCCCAGCATTGCGATTTCGAGTGCCGCCTTAACTAGACAATATCTCAATTCCTCGTACGCATTGATGGAGTATTCCAAAGGCTCCAGGAAGTGGTTTGCTAAACCCACGGCCGCTCTGGCCCTGAAATCTGAGGTTGACACGGCACAGGCCGCCGCTGATAAAGCAAATACCAATATTGGTACTTGGGAAACCGACCACCCGGGCCAGACTATCAGCCAGTGCGCAACCAGCGTTGAAAACGAAATTGCGGCAGTTGACGCCAAAGCGGACGCGAACGCCGCGAATATCGGTAACTGGAACGCAGAGCATCCCGGCAAGACTATTGCGCAGGCGGTGACGGATGTGAGCGGCTCTATTCCTGACGTGAGCGGGTTCGTCACTGAAACGACCTACAATCAGGGACAGGCGGCACAGGATGCCAAAATCACTGCCGCACAGGCCGCCGCTGATAAAGCAAATACCACTATTGGCGACTGGGAGACTGAGCACCCCGGCAAGACCATTGCGCAGGCGGTGACGGATGTGAGCGGCTCTATTCCTGACGTGAGCGGGTTCG